GTAGCATTTTCTTTGGCTGTTATTACAGCCTTACGTGCCTCTACCTCTTGCTGACGAAAGGCTTGCGCCATAGCACTTGCAGAGTCTCTCGCGGATTTTTGAGACAAGGACAATTTTTGGTACTCTGACTCAAGTTTAGCGGCTGTCTTTTGATTGTTTTTTAAGTCGTTGTCTATTGATCTTTGTACTTGTGATAAGGACAAGCCTTGTTTTTCCAACCTATCAAAGACAGAGAGAAGTTGTGCATGAGAAGCCGCAGACCTTTTAGCTGCTTTTGCTATCTCACCAAACCTCTTTTCAAGGCCAAGGACAGCTTTATCTGCTTGGATAATCTGTGAGAAACTTGCTGTGAGTTCTAAATCAGCCATCTCTGTTCATTACACTCCTGTAGGTTTGGTCAAGTATTTGTATGGTCTCTACATCCCTTGGGGATAAGAATGTATGAGTAAGATCACAGAAGGCTTTAATAGCTTCAAAGGTGATAGGGTTGGCTGTATGGGTTGCCATAGTTCTACTGTTGTTCAAAGACAAAAAAGCAGACCAAACGTGACTTAGTAACTGTGGAAATTCGGGTCCATCTAGCTCCTTTGGTCTACGTCCTGTCTGCTTCTCTACCTGCTCCAACATATCAATAACTTTGCCGCCCTTCTTGGGCTTGTGTAGTTCAAACTGATGTTCAGCGTAAGCTACTAACCTAGAAGTTAGGCTTTGGTAAAAACCTTGGATTCATCTACTTTAGTAAGTAGGAGTTCGGGAATCCAAGCAATGTTCTCGTAAACCTCTTTAACCTTGGCTACAGTAAGCTTTGGTTGTTCACCTGCATAAGTGATGTTCCAACTCTTTGTAGTCTTGGCTAGGAAGTCAATCCCCATCTCCTCAGCTTCAGCAGACTTAAGGCGTTCCTTCTTAGATTCGATCAGAACGTCAGCTTGTCCGTGGCGTACCTTGCGGTACTCTTTGGAGTGTGGTAGGTAGACTTCGATAGTCATAGGTGTCTCATCGTCGTTCTTGATGACTTCACCATTCGCCTCAAGGGTGACTACAAGCGTATCATTCTCTGGTACAAAAGATTTAAGGTCGGGCATTTTATTCTCTCTTTGTGTTTGTTTAATTTAACATTAGTCGGGTTAATGGTTAGTTGGAGAGACCTAAGTACCCGACACACTTAAGCCTCTCCTTACCTCTTACGAGGATTCTAGTTACGCAGTAACGATTGCGTAGTTATGCAGTATCAGGGGGCTTAATAACTAAGTTGCTACCTTCTGTGGTATCAAACAAAGCTACAAACTCGCACTCTACCATACGGCTCTCAGCGCCATCTACACCTACGTTAGCAGAGTTGATCTTAATGTATGGGAACAAGAAGGTGTACTCGTTAGCTGCTGTAGGGTCATTGACAGATACTTCCAAAGCACTATTTGTCTCATTAAGGAAGCGTTCAATAAGTGCAGCATCCTCGAAGTAAGCCGTGAAGGAACCTTCGATAGTGGCCCGTCCATACTGTAGTGTAGGGGTAGTAGCATCACCGATAACAAAGGTTGGGGAGAAAGCGTTATCAATAGAGAAGTCTACCGAAGTAACAATAGCTGAGGCCGAGGTACTGCCTACGTTACCGATTGCTAGGTCACCTGAGTAAGCATCAAAAGGTGCAGAGCCAGAAGCAGCGTCTTGCGTCTTCTCTGTAGCACTGATAGTCATGTCCTTACCTACCATAGAGAAGGTAGTGGTGACCATTTGGTTAGGTGCGAGGGAAACTGACATGCTAGACACTGCACAACCCGTGAACAATCGTGCTTGGTCAATATCAGCAGCGTAGTCTTCAATAGAGAAGAACTTGGGTGTAGTACCAACCTTAAGCAAGTCAGGAAGGCTAGTAGGGCTAGTATCCCACGTAGAAAGCATGACACTCTCAAGGAAGAGGTCGTAGTCACCGTCACGGAGGTCAACTGCAATGTCACCACCAACTTGACGGTTACCATGACGGTCTACGCGAGGCATACGATCCGATTGGATGTCGTTACCTTGAACACGGTCTTTGGTAAGGTTAAGACTGTGAGTACTGAAAGGTAGGTTAGTAAAGTTACCTGCTGGTGTAGTACCAAAGGTGGCTTCTGTGATATAGCTTAGGGTACTACGAGAACCCTGTGCAAAAGTGGGCATATTTTATTCTCCTATGAATATATGTACCAACCGATACGGACAGGAACCATAAAGTGCGCCCCTTCGGGTACACCTAAGTCTCTCTCTGCGTAACGAATGTGGATGTTAGTTCCAGAGAGGCTAATATCTGTTGTAGCCTCAAAAGCGTCTATGAGTTTATCTGCGAGGGCGTCTGCTGCACTTGGGCCTAGACCTTCTGGTACAAAGCACTCTAGTAAGTAATAGCCTTGATAGTACATCTGAGGGTTAAGTCCCCGTACAGCAGGCTCTCTTAGTGTCGGGATCATACGGCATTTAACGTAGGGTTCGTCTGTTGTAGGCGTGAAGGTTACA